CAGACAGTTCAAATTCAGCAACAACTGGTTCATCTTCTGGAACACTTTACATTGCAGGTGGTGGAGGTGGTTCAGACCAACAAAACGCAACTAACACAGATTTATATGGTGGTGCAGGTGGTGGTGGTGCAGGTTCAGATAGTTCAGGGTTTGGAGGTATATCTGCTATCGCTAACACAGGTGGAGGTGGTGGTGGTCAAGGTTGGAATAGTGGTAATGTTCAAAGTTCTGGTACTGGTGCTACAGGAATTGTCATTGTGAGATATACAATCTAATGCCTAGAAAAAAGATAACACCAAAAGAATATAGCGAAGTCGCTACTGGTGTAAGACTTTCATCACATGAGAAACTTTGTGCTGAACGAATGAATAACATTCTAAAAAGCATAGAAGAAATGAGAAAAGAAATTAAATCTTTAAGACAAGATGTTTCTATGGGTAAGGGTGGACTTAAAGTTATCCTTGCTATTGGAACTTGTATTGTTGGAATACTAGGTTATTTTAACTGGAAATAAACATATGGAGTGTGAGTATGGCAAGATGGTTTGCGTTCGCGTTCACAATGTTAGGCACATGGATTCTAACTAACACAAATACTGAGTATTTTTCATTGGGTTGGGGAATATCAGCAATATCAACATTAGCATGGGCATATTTTGCCTATAAAGATAAAGACATTCCTCGAGGATTAATGGAACTATGTTTTGTTATCTTATGCATTAGAGGAGTTATCAATTTTTATTAAATGGCTAAAAAAAAGAATAGTTTACTTTCAAAAGAAGAACATGAAAGTAGATCTAGATTTAAAAAAACAAGTATTTCGACTAATCCATCCAGGATTAAATGGTCATCGATGAATAAATCAAAAAGAAGACAACACAAAAAATGAAAATATCAGAAAACACTTCAGTAAGTATGCCGGTCAAAAATATGCTGGCGATAGTAGCTGGAGTTGCTATGGGAGTTTTTGCGTATACAGAAGTAACTGCAAGATTAACAAGTCTTGAAACATCAAGAGAATTATTCCAAGCAGATTTATTAAAAAAATCAGAACAAAAACCTACAGACCAAGAACAATTTATGTTGATCGAGGCTTTGTATGGTGATGTGGAAAAATTAACTCTTAATCAAGAACAAAATATGACTAATAAAGTCAATATAGAATTTTTAAAAACACAACTAGAAAAAGCATTAACTGATATTGAACATTTAAAAGATAAAGTGAGAGCAAATGGCAACGGGACGAGTCACTAAAAAAGTTTTAGATCATATTGCAAAAATAAATAAACAAAATGAAGAATTGCGTATGACAAAAGATTTAAAAAAAGAAGTTGAGACTGGAAAACACGGTACTCAAAAATATATATTAAAAAATGGAATAAACAAAGGTAAGATATTATGACAGAATTAATTGTAGCTTTGTTAATGATTGTCAATGGCGAAATTAAAGAGCATCGAATCCAGCCTAGCATGTCAGAATGTTTAAAAGGAAAAAGAATTGCTTCTCGTAATATTTCTAATTCAGTAGAATACCAATGTATTAAATCTTTGGCTGAAATAGAAACTGATAAATTAGGTAACAAACATATAAATAAATTAATATTAGAATAAAGGAAAAAAATGACTTATAGTACAATAGGCGCATTATTTAATAACGACATATCAGTATTAAATTTAATACTACTTTGCGTTATTGCCGTTAAAGTTTGGAATATAAAATGTAAATGTAAAGGTGGTAACTGTGGCCAAAAGTAAATTTTGTAAAAAATGTTTTCACCCATGTCATTGTGGAGAAGAAAAAGATCTTCATTCTGACGAATATGGAGTGTGTACTTGTGAGGAATGCAAATGTGGTTAAGTATAGCATCTAAACTAGTACCTGGAATTATTAAAACAGGAATGTCAATTGCTTCTAATAGAAGAAGAACTAAAGAATTAGAATCAGTAGCAGAAATGAAACACGCAGAACGAATGGCTTCTGGTGAAATAGAATATCAAAAAGCAGTTATTGCAAACAACCAACAAGGATGGAAAGACGAATTTGTTTTGATTCTTGTGTCGGCTCCTGTGATGATCTTAATTTGGTCTATATTTAGTGAAGACCCAGAGATTATGTCAAAAGTCGATATGTTTTTTGATAAATTTAATAATATGCCTTTTTGGTACCAAGCACTTTTTATTGGAGTAGTTAGTGCAATTTATGGACTTAAAGGCGCAGACATAATGAAGAAAAAATAATGAAGAAAAAAGAAAAGCAGACAGTATTATGGACCATCTACCATACCGTTTTAGCAGTAGAATTAGCCATAATAATCGCAATCGAACTTTACGAACAAATACAAAGGAGTGGAATATGAGTATATGGGAAAGAGCCTGGATTTGGTGGGATAAAACTCTTACTAAAAGAGGCAAAATGGCTGTAGCATTTTGTGCAGCTATAATACTTTTAACTATTTGGAATTGGATATTCTAAATGGACGTTAAATATATTGTGGTACATTGTTCAGCAACACGACCATCACAAGACATTGGTGCAAGAACTATTAATGCTTGGCACAAAGAACGTGGATTTGATAAAATAGGTTATCACTATGTTATTAAAAGAAACGGTAATGTAGAATTAGGTCGTGATGAACAAACTCAAGGCGCACATGCTTTGGGTTATAACCACAATAGTCTTGGTATCTGTTTAGTAGGCGGGTCACAAGAAGAAGATCATACAAAAGCTGAAAACAATTTCACAGACGATCAATGGAATAGTTTTGGTTACCTAATAGATCAACTAGAAGAAAAATATTTGGGAGTTAAAATTATTGGACATAACGAAATAAGCAAAAAAGAATGTCCAGCATTCGACGTACAGGAGTGGAACAATGAGCGAATCAGAAAAGACAAAAAGTAAAGCCCAAGAAATAACAACATTATTAATTAATCAAGCACATCAAAAGTTATCAAGTGGAGTAGAATTATCAGCAAGTGATTTAAAGGTTTGTTTAGATATTTCTAAAGCTTATGGCATTGAAGAAAAAGAAAAACCTACAAACATAATTGAAAATTTACCATTTGATGAATTAGAAAAGGACCAAAATGAAGAAGAGAAACTATAAGCAAGAATATCTTACATACGGTTCTACAACTAAAGCAAAAAAAGATAGAGCTTCTAGAAACAAAGTTAGAAGAGCTTTAACTAGAACAGGAAGAGTATCTAAAGGTGACGGTAGAGATATCGATCATCGTGATGGTAACCCAAGAAATAATTCTCGAAGAAATTTAAGAGTTATGTCTAGAAGTAAAAACAGAGCTAAGCACTAATGGACCCAAGATTAAAAGATTTTAAAAATTTTTTGTATCTAACATGGAACCATCTTAATTTACCAGAACCCACACCTATTCAATATGATATTGCGGACTTCTTACAACAAGGTCCTAAAAGATTAGTTATTGAAGCCTTTCGTGGTGTAGGTAAATCATGGATTACATCTGCTTTTGTATGTCATCAATTATTATTAGATCCACAAAAAAATATATTAGTTGTTTCAGCATCTAAAAGTAGATCAGATGATTTCTCAACGTTTACACAAAGACTTATAAGTGAAATGCCAATATTAGAGCATTTGCAACCGAGAAATGATCAAAGACATTCTAAAATTAGTTTTGATGTAGGACCTGCAAGAGCATCTCATGCTCCTTCAGTTAAATCATTAGGTGTTACATCACAATTAACAGGATCACGTGCTGATCTTATTGTAGCTGACGACGTAGAATCAGCAAATAATAGTCAAACACAATTAATGAGAGATAGATTAAGTGAAACTGTAAAAGAATTTGATGCAATTATAAAACCAGAAGTAGGTAGAATTGTATTTCTAGGAACACCACAAACAGAATTTAGTTTATATAATAACTTAGAAGAACGTGGCTTTAAAACACGTATATGGCCAGCTAGAATGCCTAACGATACACAAAGAATCAGTTACGGAAACAAACTAGCACCTAAATTAATAAAAGCAAAAGGTAAACCAGGCGATCCAGTAGACGCAAAACGTTTTGATGAAACAGATTTATTAGAACGTGAAGCATCTTATGGTCGTTCAGGCTTTGCATTACAGTTTATGTTGGACACAACACTATCTGATATGGATAGATACCCACTTAAACTAAATGATCTTATAGTTTTGTCCGGTTCTAGTAGTTGGAAAGAAGCTCCAGTGAAAGTATTATGGGCAAGTGGACAAGATAATATTAAAAGTTTAGATCCCGATATTCCTAACGTAGGCTTAAAAGGAGATTACTATACATCTCCAATGCATGTGAGTGATGAATATAAGGAATTCGAAGGATCTGTGCTTGCCATCGACCCAAGTGGACGTGGTGCTGACAAAACGGCATATACAGTAGTTAAAATGCTACACGGATGCTTATATATTACAGACTTCGGCGCCCTCGATGGCGGGTATGATGAGGTTACACTCAAAAGAATTGTATCTGCAGCTAAAAAACAAAATGTAAATCAAATAGTTGTCGAGAGTAACTTTGGAGATGGTATGTTTCTTCAGATATTGCAACCAGTATTACAAAAGTATTATCCTTGTAGTATAGAAGAAGTAAGACACAATGTTCAAAAAGAAAAAAGAATTATAGATACATTGGAACCAGTCATGAATCAACACAGACTTATTGTTGATGACAAACTAATACGTAATGATTTTAATAATCACGAACAAGATCATAGATTATTCTTTCAGATGTCTAGATTAACACGTGACAAAGGGTCATTAAGACACGATGACTTATTAGATTGTTTAAGTATGGCTGTAAACTATTGGACAACAGTAATGGATGTAGATCAAGATCAAGCTGGAGTCGAACATAGAGAATCAATGTTACAAAAAGATTTAGACAGATTCATGGAGAATGCCACAGGTAGACCTCAACGTCGCGCAAATTGGATAGGTTAGGCCTCACCAGAGCGCGTGTGGTAGCCTTTTATCTAGTCCGGTATATGTTTATATACAGGTAAATTGGTACACGTATCGGTATGGCCCTTGTGTATGTCATGGATAGTAATAACGAGATAGATTAATTGGAGCCTCTATTAGAGAAGGGCTCTTATGGTCTCTCTCCCAATAGGAGCTCTTCGCAACAAAATGAAATATCCAAAAGTCACTAAGCAGATCTTGAAGGCTGATTATGTACAAGTAACATGGTCAGACATCAACAGCGATTCTTCTTGGAAGACACTCAAGGACGCAATGAACAGTAAGGTAACAATATGTATCAGTACTGGTTGGTTGATTAGACAGGACAAAGACGTACATGTCATTGTGGCTGATGTTAACTTTAATGACGATGGGACACTTGGAGACGTTGGGAACATAACAACAATGCCTAGTTCTAATGTACTTAAGGTTACAAAGGTTCCTAATGTTTAGTCCGATGTTTGGGTAGAAAAATCTAAGAGGCCTTATGATATATATCGCCGCGAGGGTCCCCCTCCGCGATTTATGGGCACTGTGTCACTGATTATGTCACGCGTCGGTCCACAAATCAAATGAATCAATAACAATCAACAGATGATTTATCTCTTTTGTTGGATATTGTGACACATAGTCGCGCGCCTCGTTTGTTTTTGCTCTTATGTTTTTGTGTGGGCACTTTGGTTTTTTTGTGATTATATTTTATTTATATAATTGTAACAAATTAAACCAGTGTATCTTGAATGTATTATTAGTCATGTTGTCTTTTATAAATAAGTACTTTTGTTTGTTTGTAGTTAGTTTATAAAAAGAACAATAGAGTAATAATAACTCTTGTCTTCTTGCCATCTCATTACCTTTCCACTTATTAATATATATTGAATAGAACACGTGTACACATATGTACTTTATAACCATTATAAACTGGATGGATTGTTACAAAGTATTACATTGTGATACATATGTCACACTGTTACATAAATGATACACTTGTGCATAAGTGTCACAGCTGTAATTTTTTTGTGTACCAATAGAATACTCCATGATACTAATGATTACATTAAACAACTTATTGGAAAGGGTTAGTATAATGGCATATCAAACTAAAGACGACATAGCATTCAATCAAAGAGTGCTTGATAATCAAAAACAACTAATAGTACGTAAGGATCGTAAGTTCGGTAACGAACACATATATCCTGTATGTAACAAAGCACAACTGTTTGCATGTATCAGTGGACACAAGACACTATTGCCTGCAGTAATACACAATATCAAAAGATTAGGTTATACAATCATCACGAAAGGAGAGACTATATGATATATTTCTTATTATTCGGATTTGCTATCATCGGCGTGTTTGCATATCTAGGTATTAAAGGAACTAATGAAATCATTGATTATCATAATAATAAATAATATGTACAATGATACACAAATGAATAAGATACACTAATAAATAACTTAATGGAAAGGGGTTATAATATGACGGCTAAAACAAATAAACATTACAACATCACTGATCTTAAAGATTCTATTACTGATTTAGAAAACCAGTATGCAGAACATTATATGCATGATGAAAAAGGTATGGAAATGGCTATACAATCAGCCATTAATTGTTGTAAGAAATTTATCAAAGATAACACAAGCACTACTGATAAATTAAATACATATAAGATCACAAGAACTCAAACTATCATCGATTACCAGACTGTTGTGTCTACATCAGAAGACTCTGCATACTCTTGTTTAGAAGATGATGGTTGGGAAGATGAAATTGTTGACTCATCAGATTCATCTATTGAACTAATAAATGGAGGTAATTAACATGATAAAACATATGTGGAATTGTATACCATACAAATTACGATTTGCTTTAGAGTTAATCGGCGGTACGGTATTGGCATTAGGATTCATAGCATCGATATACATGTTTTGTATTGTATTATGTGCAATGAGTGACAATTGTTATTATTATTATTTTCCGATGTAATTGGTACACCTATTAGAACGCAAAGGATTTTATGATAACAACACTATTAAAAATAACAGTAATACTCTTTGGACCGCAAGGTTTGGTATACGTTGATATACCGCGCAATCTTACAATGGATTGTTTCGATCAATGTGATGTTCTTAGAGAACAATACGCAACTTACAACGACAAAGCAAATGTTTGGGAAGTTACAGACAAGCAAGGGTTTTCTTTTGTTGGTTGTTATTGTTAACATGGAGATAAACAAATGAAAAAAGCAATAGCAAGTATACATTACGCAATATCAAAAAGTCAATACTCACATCGAGGAAGTTGGCCGAGAATATGGGGTAAACTCACAAACTCAGCTATCATCGGCGCGAATGACGATTGGAAAGATTATGATATGATTTTACTGTATCATGGTATGGAATGGAGTGGTGCTTTAAATATGTTTGGAGGCGCAAAAGATCCATCACCATTTCAAAAGTTTCTTGATGCAAAAAGTGGATTTATGTCATTAGATATACCTTGTCCAGATTTTGGTGCACTTGGTAAAGCAAGATGTTCAAGTGGTTCTAAAGAATGGAATGATTTCGATTGGAATGCACTTACTGAAAAATGTAGAAATATGCCTGTTGTTCGTATGCATAAATTAGGCTTACAAAGTTTAATTGTTGGAGACAGTCATGCTAATTCTGTTTGGATGCCAGATACAATGATTGATCGTAATGATGCAAAGACTTTACATGGCGCATTACAATATAGATTAGTTAATTATGTAAGACCATATATTGCACACTTACATGATGGTAAAAGTAATTTAAAACATATTACATTTTATTTTGGTAACATAGATATTCGTCACCATATTTTAAGACGAAGAATGCCAACAAGAACTTTGCACGTATTGTTAAGAGAATACGAAAAACAAATACAAGAAGTTGTGGCTGAGTTTAAAATACCAAGTATAGAAATTGTGTGTCCGTTACCAATCGAGAATGTATCAAGACGTATACCTAAAACAGGTTGGTATAAAAACACACCGTACTATGGTTCACAAGAAGAACGTCAACATCTTGTAGATCACATGACACAACAAATAGAACGCTTTACACACAAACATGGATGGAAGTGTTACAAACACCCGAAAGATTTCTTGAATGATCAAAAAGAATTATCATTCGATGTAATGGAAAAACCTCAGTCAGTGCATATAGCACCTAAGTTTTATAGAGGTCCATTATGTTAAGGACTAATTTTGTAAACGACTTTATGTCCTACTATCATCGAGCAAAAATCCTGCAAGATCGAAACACAGGGTTACTTCCTCCCTCGACTCTATGTAACGA